AAAGACACAGGCAAACAACCGAAGAAACACCGTTCATATCACTATAGATGGAGAGACTAAGACTGCCTCCCAATGGGCCGACGAGACCGGGGTAAATTACCAAACCATCAAGTGGAGAGCGGCCAATGGCTATTACGGACGTGAGATCTTAGAGGGCCGAAACCGCTAACGTATGTGCTTCCGATCATAAGCTCAGTTTATGAGCTACACCACATAGGGCTGGGGTAACTCCCGGCCCTTTTCTATTGTAGCGGCTAAGGTAACCATGGTACAACATAGACATACCAAACCACCCCCCAACAGGAGACTGTATGGCCAAGCAGAGACGTACCCGTAGAACCAAAATACAAGAGGGTGTAGAACCCACTCCGAAGTACCAAAAGACGGTCGAAATCAGACCGAGAACTGCGCCACAGAGAGAATACCTAGCCGCCCTGAACACCTTCGACACTGCTGTGGGTATCGGGTCTGCCGGGACCGGGAAGTCATACATTCCTCTGGCTGTGGCTGCAAGAGCCTATGTGGAACGTGAGATTGATCAGATCATTCTCCTCCGTCCACTAGTGGCTGTAGATGGAAAGGAGCTGGGATATTTCAAGGGAGACGTAGACGAAAAGATGGCTCCGTGGGCCGCTGCCCCTCTACAGAACCTGCGGAAAATCCTTGGTCCTCAGAAGGTTGACTACATGATCCGCAAGGAAGAGATTGTGGCCCGTCCTCTGAACTACGACCGTGGTATGTCCTATGATCGCGCTTTCGCCGTACTGGACGAGGCTCAGAACGCCACGATGGCAGAGCTGGAAATGTTCCTGACTCGGACAGGGGAGGGTACACGCATCGCCATGACCGGTGATCCACGTCAGAGTGACCTTGGGCCAAACCCCCCCTTTGAGGAGCTTACCACGCTGTGGGAGCAGGATAATACAGATGTGGGAGTCGTAAGATTCTCCTCCGACGACGTGGTCCGTTCTGATGCCTGCAAGAAGTGGGTGAAATTTTTTGAAAGGTTACGCAGCGATCCCCTTGACACTTCCCCCTGCTAAGGTAAAAGGATCGGGTGCTATCCAAAGATACACCCACTCACCTTAGATAAACACAAGGGACATTGTAATGCCTACACAGCAAGACCTGTTTGAAGCCCAAGTTGACAACCTCGGCGGCGAAGAGGTGGATATCTCTTTCGAATTGATCGAGTCGGAGCATCGCTCCAGTTATCTCCGCTTCTGTATCAACGGGGTCACCCTGATTGATGCCGCTACAGGTCTGCTTGAACAGGCCCGACGTAACTTAGAACAGGCAAACCGGGTGGCCTCTATCCACAAGATGAAGGACGAGTCGGCACAGGCTGACTCTGCTCTCTATCAGCTGGATATTGCTCTCCGTGAAGCAAAAAAAGTTGGGAGGGGGGGTTGACCAGTTACCTCAACTAGGGTAACTTCCTCCTCGTGACACAGATCGCACTAACAGACCATAAGGAAAAGATATGACCACACAGACCTCTGAAATGGAAGCCCTCACACAGCTGGCAAATGAGCTTCTCACTTCTATGAAGCTACAGCCCACTGCGTTTAAGGATCTTTCGAAAGAACATGGACGAGACAAGGTTACAGAAGCAGTAGCCTTCACTCTACTGCAGGACCAAGCTGCTGCCCTTACCGATGCAGCAAAGATTCTTCGGGGGGCTAAATCTCGTCTAACAAGCGTTCACGCTCTCACCGTTCTGGCTCACGGGCCGGGTATACGTCTGGATGAACGTATCGACGTTATCAAGGCAGTGGACATGGCTCTAACAGATGCCCACAACGCCTTGATCGAGATTGACCGTACTATGGTCAACGACATTGCTTCCATGAGCTAACAAAAAGGCCCCCAAAACGATTGACGTCAGGGGGCCTTCTATGCTATAAAATGAACAGCCAAAGTTCCTTGTGTCCTTTGGTCTGTTAGGTTAGCCCCTCACTTTGGTCGGTGGGGGGCTATTTTCGTTTTAGCGGGTCACCTCGTTCATGAAGCCGTCGATCTGGTTCATTTCCTCGTCGATGGCATCACCGGCCTTTCTGGCCAGACTACCGACCGTACCTCGAGCCTCCCGAAGCATACGAGAGACTTCTCCCTCGTCTTCTGGTGGGACTTCCGGGTCAGGTTCTGTACTCTTGGCTTCTGCCGAAGCGAACCAGCGCATGGCTTCATCGCGCAGGGCAGGGTTGTCAGGCTCTTTATTGAACCGGCGAGAGAGGTCAGCGAAGTACTCTGGATCTGACAGGATTTTGTTCATGAGGTTTGCTGCCTCACGATCAGGCTGTCGAGCTTCAATAGCAGTCGCAAGGGCCGTCCTTGCTCGTGTCGCTTTCCGGTTAAGGGGTCCAATCAGGACGTTGATCATCCGGTTACCCTGCTCCATCGCATCCTGCTTGTATGCAGTGGGAGACCACGAAGCATTAGGCTTTGCCGACCGCATGGACTGCATGTTAGCGGCCAGTACAGTCAGTTCCCGAAGAGACTCAGACACTTCTGGAAGGTCTGCAAAGACCTCGTCTGTCAGGGCAAAGAACTGATCAAATTCCTCGTTGGAGGAGAAGATCTTGGCACCGGAAAGTGCAAACCCACCACCAGTTTCTGGAGTACGTGTGTATACCGTCTGGCGGAAGTATCGGTTGTAGGCCGTGCGGAGACCGCTCTCTGCAATCTCTTTATCGGCAGGGTCAAGGCTGTCCATGAACTTTCTCAGATCCCGGACCTTGTCCACAGGCTTCTCACCCGAGAACACGGACTTAAACGCTGTGTACGTGTCGCTGGTGGTCTCCATACCCTCTTTCTGGAAGAAGGGCTTGAGAGCCGATTTGAGAACCTTCTGACGCTGTTCTTTAGCTAGAGCCGACGCCCGTTCCAAAATCTCCTGCTGGGCTTTCAGGTCTCCAGTCTTCGCGTTGATCCCGGAGATAAATTCGTTAAGCTGGGATGCCTTCTCGGGGAAGACACGAGACAGGGTATCTTCGTACTGCTTCACGTAGGAGGTGATAGCCGTAATATCCGTGTCCTTGAGACCCTTGGTCTGGATATCTGCGCCAAGCTTTTCGAACAGGCTTAGGACGTAGTAATCAGCGATCCGGTCTCCTCCAGCTCCAGCAATTTCAGGCCGGTCGAGAAGAGTACGGAGCTGTTTTACATCCACATAGTTGTCACCCTGCAGGATTTCCTTACCGAGGTTGACTGTGTTCCGGTCATACCCATACTGGTCGAGGTTACGCCCGAGGGTGCTATCGTGGATTTCCGCGTAGCGAGACAGGGGTGTACCAACGTCAGAGCGGAAGAAAGGAGCAAACTCCTCTTTGTAGTAGCGGAGAGCCTCTTGGGCGTTGGCGGCAAGCTCTGGGTTTCTCTGGGCCACCTCCTGCACCATGTCCGTGTCGATAAAGCGGACCAGCTTACGGACTTCTCCTGCTGCCGTTGGATCAGTCTGGAAAAGGTTGTTTGCGAGTGCAGAAAGACGAGGACGCACCTCGCGGTACATGAAACCGAACTGGCCCATCCCTTCGTCATTCTTCGACAGCCATTCCTGAACACGGCGAGACATCTCTGCCTCTGTCTCCATGATCATCTCACCAGCATCGTCCAGAAGGGCTTGGCCGGTTTCTGGATCGACCTTTGGCTTAGGCTTCACCTCCCGGATGAACCGGCTGAGTAGGGGGTCAGATTTCATCTTGTCGATTTCTGGTAGAATGGCGTTGGAGCTGAGAGTGTCCAGTACACGCTTTAAGCTAGTACCTGAAACCTGCCCACCAGAGATTGACCGATACAGATCGTCTTTCGTGCCTTTGATGGTCTCGTACGCCTCACGGAGACCTCCGAGAACGTCATCTTCTGCCCCACGACGTACCGTACCCTGATCCGTCCCCGCATGGCGTGTTAGGCGCTGGACGGTCTCCCCGAAAGTGGGATCGCCTTCTACAGATTTCCAGAAGTCATCTTTCAGAGCGTTATAGGTGTTCTCTGCCGCCTGTACGTCTCCGTCTGCCAGATCGACCTGACCTCGGCCTACACCCGCAAGAGTATCAGCACCCGCATCAATCGTGCGAGACCGGTCTGCTACTGTGTCCCCTCCAAGGGCCTTACCCTGACGATCCAGAACGTCGTCCAGAGTGTTACCAATGGCTTTCTGGGCCTGTCCAAAGTCTTCAAATCCAGCACGGTCAAACGACGCAATGAGACCCTCGATACGAGCCACGTCTTCCGGGTTGTCAGAACCACGAGCGAGTGCCTGCAAGGTAGTCAGGGTCACCTTCTCGTCGTCCACGCTGTCAAGGATACGGACTACGACCTCTTTGTTCTCTTCCACTTTCCGTGCGATTTCCTCACGAATACGGAAGGCTTCTTCTGGAGAAGTATCGGCATCAATCCGGCCTGCAATCTCCGTGATCTGTTTATAGATCTTGGCTTCTTTGCTACCCTTAGAGAAGGCGTTTACAGGCTTCGCTGCATACCATTTCAGGAGGTTCTTGCCACCACGACCAACTTGGAAAAGGCCCGAGGCCGCTCCACCGACAAGGAAACCATCCCCCATCGCCATAAGACGATGCTCCAGAACCTGTGCAGCTTCTGTGTCACCGATGTCAAGGTCGTCTGTAAGGGCAAGCATAGAGTCTTTGCCAAGTAGGAAACCCTTTTCGTCTTCGTTTACACCTGAGCTGGCTACTACCTCTCCTGCGACCCCTGCCAGAATACCTCGTGCCGCAAGGGCTGTGAAGTTATTACCAAGGAACGAGAGAGAGTTGTAGGCCGCGCGACCGGCCCCCATGCCAGAGATCATCAGGGGCAGGGTGTCTGCGATCAGAGCATTCATACCAGACGTTTCGACCGTAGGCATAGCCTTGTCCACGGAGTCGTAGTAATCGGTTCCAAGGACATAATCAGAAGCCGCCGCCCCCGTACGAGCTACGTCACCTACGAATTCTTGCATACCCAGAGCGAGGGCTGTGTCTGCGCCTACATCGGCCTTGGGGTCGGTAACCGCACGACGGAAGGCACCGGACAGGACTTCTCCCAGACCGCGTTCACCAGAGATAACGTCTCGTACCCCTTGCTTTACGCCCTCCATGCTAAAACGGTCTGCACCCGGAGGAGGAACAGCAACCTTCTTACCCGTCTCAGGGTCGGTGTAGTTGACCTGCCCAAGGAAGTTCTTAGAGTAGCCTTCCTTTTCCGGCAGAGAGTTATACTCCCGGATAGCGTCTTCGTAAGACATCTGTTCATCGCCGTAGCGTGTGTCAGAGTTATCTCCGGGTGCAGGGGTGTAAGAGGTATCCACGCGACCCCGAGGCTTCAACTTGGAAGGGTCGAAAGAGGCCTTTGCGGCCTCCTCCTCTTCAACGACTACGCGACCGCGAGGTACAAGGTTTTTCAGGATATCAGACATAAGCGGTCCTTTAGTACACGGTATTCAACATTTCAGGCGTGAAGATGTCCGGGTAGGCATCAATCAGCTCCTGAGTAACTCGGGTAGGTTTCCCGGCTTCCATAGACACGTTGAACTCTTCCAGAGTGGTAGGGGAGGTGACTTCGTCCAGAGAGAACACAGGAAGGTCGTCTGCAGTCTCTTCGGTGTCTCCACCCATAAAACCGTCTACAGCCTCTCCTACGCTCGATGTGGAGCCTGTCTGGACGCCTTGCTGGATGGTCGTGTCGCCATTTCGCATAGCCTCATAGGCACCAATCAGACGAGCATCGCTCGTGGACTGGAAGGCCTCTTCGACCACCTGATCAAACGGGGTGTAGAGGTTGGTCTGGGAGAGGAATGCCTTACCGGACTGTGTCATGTAGAGGCCACTCAGTTCAGCCTGACGACGGGTCTGGACGTTGTTAACAACCATGTCGTTGAAGGCGGTGTTGATCATGCTCAAGACCGTCTCCGGGTTGGCCTTACCCATACCGAGAGCTTGGAGGTTCTGGGTCAGCTCTTTGTCCGACAGGGCCTGACCGGTGGAGCCTTTCAGAGCCGCCATTGCGTAGGCAGCGTTCAGAAGGGTCATGTCCACGATACCGGCCCCGGCAGCAATCTCTTGGAACCGGCCAAGGAGTTCACCCTGCTTCTGCGGAGTGAAGACACCATCAGAGACAGCTGTGTTGATAGCCGCCTCGATCTCTGCGATCTCTGCCCCAAAGCCCCCCACGAAGTTGCTGTATTTGTTCAGCGACTGTGGGTTCTCCACGATAGCGTTCCGGTAGACTGCCAAGGCTTGTGCAGCGTTCACACCAGCTGCTGTGAAGCCAACCATTTCCCGGATTTTGGTGTTGTGGATCTTTAGGTTTTCCATACCGTCTTCGACAGGGAAAAATAGCCCTCCTGTGGTATCAATAGGGTTGCCTGTGGGATCGACCCAGCCATCAGAAGTAGGCTGCAAACGCACACCTGCGGCAGAAGCCAGCATACCGTTCTCGTTCGACGGGAACCACATCATGGGGTCACCCTTTTCGATGGCCACACGACGTTCCCGTTCCAGAAGAAGCTCTTTCTGTTCACCAACGAGAGTGATCATTCGGTTGCTCTCTTCCGGGGTAAGCCGGGTGTCAGACTTAATGGAGCCTTCCAGAGCAATCAGCTCTTCGACCTTGTCAGACTGCTGGATCTTGTCTCGGAACCAGTCGATGTTTTCACTGACTCGCTTCTTGTTTGCAAGCTCGGTAGAGGACACGATACGCATACCGCCTTGGCGAGGGGTAGGGGTGTCGGTGGACGCTGTCTGAGGTGCCGGGGTAGCCTGACCTTCTGTGGCCGGTCCACGAGCAGAGATAACCTCGTTCGAACCGGTGTCTCGCAGAGCCATTTCGGTCTGGTAGATTTGCTGTGCTGTGCGAAGACGAGCTGCAGCTTCCCCACCCGGACGGTTGTAGCCTGCAAAACGCCATGCGTTGTTCATCAAGGTGACGGCTTCTTCGACTGATCCGGCCTCGTTCAGGCGCTTAATCAGAGTAGGGTCTTCTTGCAGGAAGTACTGTGCCTGTGCCTGCGGGGTCAGGTTACCACCAGTGAAATTCTGCAAAGCACGGAGGCGGTCGTTGTTCCACGACATGATACCACCGGCTGTTCCCGGACGGCCTGTCTCGGACGGATCATCCCATGTCCGGGCGACGTTACCCGGCTTGAACCCGCTTTCGTGGTAGGCGGTCGCAGCAATGGCAGACAAGGCAAACGGGTTGGTCACACCACCAGCCTCGACTGTGGACATGAAGCTGGTCTTGATCTCTTCGGCGTCACCGGAAATCTCAACAGCTTTACCGCCGACAGCACCCGTAGGAGCGTCAAATTCTATGCGGCCTGTCTGATACATATCGATCACGTTCGCAGCACCGCCAAAGCCAGACACAGCCTGAGAGACGTATGGACGAACCGCTGCAGGAAGACCGAGAGACTGCATGACGAAGTCTGTGTCTGCGGCCAGTTTACCGTCTTTTTCGCGCTGGGCAGAGAACAGTTTCAGGCCTTCCAGCTCAGACCGGCGATCCCAATCAGCGTCCTGCAACTTCTTACGGTAGGTGTAGTCGCGTTCGGCCTGTTTGGCAGCTTCTTCACGCTCTTCCCGACGAAGGCGGTCGTCCCGCATAGCACCCATGAAACCGGCAAATTTCATACTCATATCAGGGTCTCCTTACTCGCCGCCAAGCATCGTATTCTGGGTTTCTGCGGAGGCCGGTTCATCGGCCCCCATAGACATGAAGCCTTCCATAGGCTCCTCTGCAGGCTCTTCTACCTCGGGTGTAGGGACAGGACGAACCGGGTCCATCGCACGTACTTTCTCTGGGGTCAGAATCTGGGGTTCTACTTCAAAGCCCCGCTCGTATTTGATCCCTGCCTTCTTGGCGAGGTATTCAACATGACGGGCAATCGGACCAGCTGCGAGGATGGCCTGATCAATCGGGATCTTGCCGTTGCCTACTGTGTTACGTGCCGTCCCTGTAACAAAATCGAGGATAGTGTCACCGCTTTCTAACGCGGTCAGCATCATACCGATAGCCTCTGGCTTGCTCAGTTTCGTGATCGCCTTGTCCACGATCTTGACGAAATCCGTTTCGTCGGCAGGGCGATGCCAAGGGAAGTTCTTCGTGTCCTGCAGGTAGTTTTCACCCGGAATAGGACCGTCGAACTTCGGCATTTTCTTCATGTCGGCCATCAGTCGTCGCCCTCCAACTCTTCTTCTTCAAGGTCTTCGAAGTAGTCCAAGGTGTATTTGAACTCTTCCTCAGAAGCTTCGATGGCCTTATCTGGGAGCTGGCCGTTGTAGAAGCCTGTAACTGAGCGTTTGATTGCGTCTCTGAAATTCATGTGTACCTCTTAGAACCAGTCGAATGCGGAGGCTGTGTCGACGGCGAACTTTGCAACTTCGAACCACGCGGCCCCAGTAGCTGCGTCTTCTGCGTTCTCGATTTCACGTTCCTGCAGATCGTAACCACGGTCAGCCTTGTAGCGATCCACGTCTCGGTCGAGCTGGTTCTCTGCAGACTTCCATGTGTAGGCGAGGATGGCGTCTTCCCGGTCCCACATACGGTTCATCGCCTCGGTCGAGATATTGACGAGGTTCTGGACGTCTGTCTGAGCTGCACGGAAGTACATCTCCGTGTTGTTTGTCTCGACAGTCTGACGCCACCGGGCATTCGCCAAATCGATGTTGTAGGCCATTTCGGCTTCGAACATGTCACGCTGACGGGTCATGCTGGCGTTGAACTCTTGGGAGTCGTTGATTTCGCCTGCGTTGAAACGAGCCATTGCGTTGGCCTGCTCGGCCACGAACATTTCGATGTTGGAGTTCAGCTGGTCATAGAACTTGGTGAAGTCGTTCTGGGACTCTGCTGCAAACATACGAGCTGCGTTGACCGACCGAGCGTCTTCCATCAGGGACTGAATACGTGCCTGAGTGTTGATCACTTCCATCTGCTGACGGTTGTCGAGGTTGGCCAAGTCCATCTGCATGAAAGCCTGTGCATTCGACACAGCTGCGTTCATTCGGGCGTCCATGTCGGCAAGGTTCAGGTTTGCCAGTACGTTTGCCCGGTTGATGGTGGACTGCTGACGGTTCGACAGGTTCTGGACGGTCACGGTCTGGAAGAACTGCGCATCGGCCTGTGCAACCGGTAGAGAGGCTTCCATGATAGCCGTGGCCATAGCCGCTGTAGCAGCTGTACCGGTCATGCCAGAGAAGGCTGCGATCTTGGATACGTTACGGGCAGTACCTGCAGCCCATGCCGGGATACGAGGATTGCCGTTTGCATCCACGAACTCACGAGACAGGATCTCGAGCTGGCCTTTCACCGTGGCTTTGGCATCGGTGTAGTTGCCTTCACCCAGCTCTTGGGCCAGCATACGACCTGCCACAGTCGTGGTGTCGATCACACGAGAAATGTTCTGGGTTTCGGACTGCTGCAGAGCCTCGCCAAGATAGTTGGTGGAGCCGTCCTGATTGACGCCTGTAGCAGCACCCTGCATGTCTGCACCGACTGCATCTGGATCGATCAGAGCCTGATCACTGACAGTACCCTGTGCAGCGGTCCCCTGTGCGTCCAGAACGTCTTCGTAGGTGGTCGCAGCTTCATACCACGCAGCCTGCTTTGGAGCGACTGTGGAGACGTCCTGTGCGGTGGCTGTGACAGGGTTCACGGAAACATCCCCCAGAGCGTAGGCCGGGTTGGACACATCCATCATGGTCCCGGCTGCGTTCGGATCGATAGCCCGCATGATATCCATGACACGGTTCTGCTGGAGAACCTGAGTAGCGTCGTCCATAACACCTTGAGGATTGGCCCCGTCACCATACACTTCGTCGGCCAGATCTTGCATACCAGCTACATCAGCCGCTCGAGCTGCCTGAGAAAGGGTTTCATCGATAGCAGCAAAGCGTTCGGCGTCTGATAGACTCTCGTCGTCGAGGATGTCGTTAATACGCGCATCTAGCTCGGGGTTTGAGGCCTCTACAGACGACTCGTCCCCGCTGATCGTACCAGCCTGTCCGGGCGTACCACCGTCTTCTGAGGGAGTACCTCCAGAGAAGCCCGGAAGGACACCTCGCAGCTGCATCTTCGTGATCGTGTTACCGGCCAGACCAATGGCGGGAGAGAGCAACCGCCCTACGACTCTGGAACCGATTTGCTGGATACCAGCTTGGGTAGGGCTGATGGTAGAGCTGGGGTTATCTTGGTAGAACTGAGAATATCCGTCTGGGGTACTGGCCCCACCAGACAAGGCACCTACCTCCGAGTATTCGTACTGAGGAACACCCAAGAAGTTCGTAGTGACCCCCTGCTGAGTACCCTGAACACTTCCCGGACCATTAACAAGCTGGCCGTCGTTCCGATCTGCGATAGGTGTCTGCTCCTGACCCCGTCCTACAGGACGCTGGCCGGAAATAGTATTGGTCGTTGTGTAGCTCGCACCCGCGTTTGAGTTCTGCGCTGCAGAGTTACCACCACCACCAAAAAAGTCTTTTACGCTATCCCAAAGGCTCATTTCTGGGCTTCCTCACAGTTCTTTAGTTTGTCTCGAGTGGTGGCGTAATCGCTGATTGTAATTACAATCTTGTCAGCAGATACGGGCAGCTCTTCAATTTCATTTGCCAGCTCCGAATTGAACTCCTCAGAGTACTCAATCGGGGTAGGGCAGTAGACCTCTAATTCCGTATTAGAGACCTTTGTTCCGCAACCGATCAGTAAGCTCATTGCGGCTACGAGGGCGATCAATTTCTTCATTCAATTCCCCGAGATCACGATAGAACGCTGCTCTGTCTTTCTCCAGACGAACTGCGGACTTTAGGCTGGCATTCTCCGCAGAGTCCTTGCCGCTACGGAGACCGAATACGTAGAATAGAGGCAGGAGGGCCACGAAAATGGCCCCCACTACCAGCTTCACTTTATTCCAGACACCGATCATGCCTTGGATTTCTTTGCGTCGTCGAATTGTGCGTAGATGGCTAGAACAACACCGGCCACGACGAGGACTGTCAGGACAGTGGACAATTCAGGTACATAGGGAATGTACTGCAGGAGGGTCTCAGAGGCTGAAGAAACACCTTCTGCAAGGGCGTCTACCTGATTGGTTAGCCATCCCAGAACAGAGCCTACGCCTGCCGTGATCGTACCCCAGAACTTGCGAGATTTGACCTTTGGCTTGGGCTGATCTGCCTCAACTGCGCCTACAGATACGGGGGCCTCATGAGCCACAAACAGAGCAGCTTCTGCAGCACGACGGCGGGTCAGTCCACGGAGAACGGTGAGCTTTCCATTAACCCGACCCTTGTTCCATCGCATAAGCTGGTCGGGAACAGCGTCATAATCACCGGCATTCAGGCGCTTGAGAAGGGTAGAACGCTCCAAGGCACCAGCACCCAGATTGTAGGTGAAGGATACCAGAGCATCGAACTGGTTCTGGGTCAGAGGAACCTTCACCAGCTTGTTCACCGCACGTTCGAAGGTGTCCAGATCGTCAAGGAACAAAGCATCTGCCTTGGCTTGACTGATCACCAGTCCGGGACGAGCGGTTGCAGTATGGCCCCAGCCGATTGTCCAGACGCCAACAGGATCGATGTAGGCCTCAACCATACCGTCCTTACGGATAGTATGGCATCCTTCGAAGGACTTGATCAGGCTTTGGCCATTTTGGGAGATGCGCATCATAGGTTTCACCATTTAACCTGCAAAGCCTCCACCGGTCCCACGCATGACCTGAGAGGCGATATTGAACACTTGGGGGACAGAGATCTGGGTCTGGCCGATCATGTTACCGTTCGGGTCCATTCCACGAAGGGTGAGGATACCGGAGCGATCCATGCTGCGGATCATCGTGTTACCTTCGCTGTCCTGACCATTCTGGACCAGGCGTCCCTGATCGTCGAAGGAGTTTGCAACTCCGATGAAACCACGCTGAACGTCAGGAGAGACACGAGGCAGAAGGTTCTGGAGGTTCTCCCGGATCAGGTTCACGCCTTGGGCAATAGAACCTTGTGCGGGGTCTGCAGGAGCCTGCGGAGCTGCTGGGTTCTGAGGCATACCGGCGAAACCGCCGCCATCAGCAATGCCCATCTGAGCTGTCCCAACACGCTGCATCAGGGCCTCTTGACCTTGCTGCTGTGCGGATGCCTGCGTAGACATATCGTCCCGGACTGCTTCGAAGCCTCCCTGAACCATTTCCTGAGTGTCTGTCCGCATGTTTGTAGCGGCGACCACGTCAGTGTCGTACTGGTTCCGGAAATCACCAAAGTCTGCGGCAAAGCCGTCGATCCCACCACCGATAGTCTGTTGGCCCTGCATCAGATCAGCATAATACTGAGCCATGTTGTTACCGGCCTGAGTGAGCTGCTGGGTGATACCCTGCTGGCTCGTCATAAGATCGGAAGATGCTTGGGAAAGGGCGTCGTTTAGAGCCGACTGACCACCAAGAATAGTCTCTGTGTTCTGGGCTTGGTTCTGGGCCAGATTATTGCCGATATCAGCTTGGTTGTCAAGGATTGTTTGTCCCGTATCAACTACATTTTGATTTACCCCAGCAAAACCATCAGTCATGCCTTGGGCCATGCCATCGAAGCCAGTGGTCAGGTTGTCGTTGACTGCTCCGATGTTGTCGTTGACCACCCCAAGGTTCTGGTTTGTGGTGGCGAAGCCGTCAGTGACCGGGGCCATGTCCACGGAAGGCTGTTGGGGGGCTGGGGCCGGTGCCGGTTGTGCGTTCGGATTAACAATATTCAGGAGGCCGGTCGTAGGCGCAGACACAGTACCCATAGCCTCGTCGGAAGCCGCCATCTGGCTACGGATCTCGTTGATAGACATGCCACTGCCCAAGGCCCCATTCCAGAAGTCGTACCCTTCTTGGCCGGGGTTGCGACCGAGGATATCTCGGTAGGCCGTCACGATAGGATCGTCGTACGCGGGCAGGGTAGGAGCAGCAGAGGTGGGTTGAGGGGTCTGGTTAGAAGGAGCCAAAGTCGTGGCGTAGCTATTTGCTGGGGCCTGTGTGTTACTGATCTGGGACGGCTGGACACCAAAAGCAAACCCATCAACCTGTGTCTGCTGGGGGGTAGTAACCCGAGCCGAGGAACGAGACTGCGCCATGCCTTGGACCGGCTGCGTCGGAGGGGTGTACTGACCTGCGAAACCAGAGATCTGGTCGGCGTACTTGGAATCTACATCGGAGCTGTAGACGTCTTGCCCTCGGGCTTCTGCTTTCAGGCCGGAGGTAGTGACGTTCTGGTTGTTATTTCCCTGATAGTCCTGCAGCCACGAATTGGCGCTGCCCCTGTCATACCAAGGACCGGCTTGTGGATTGCCATTCTGATCGACGGCAGACCACCATGTCTTGCCGTTCCGAGAAAACTGTTGAATCGAAAGGTTTTGACCTGCCATGAGAGTACCTCTGGTTAGAGAGACCAGACGCGGCCTCTGACGAACGTATAAATTGTGGGGGAGAGAGAGTTACCGTGTTATAACACAGGTAGCGAAAAAAGTCTAACAAATACCTTAGCGGTACTTGAAGAGAAGGACTGCAAGCAGCATGGGAAGACGTTCGATTACTGGAACACCAGCCACGAGAAGAGCATGGTGGAACTGTCCTGCAGCGTGGACACGACCGTTCGGAAGACGGTCGAACCCTAGATGGTGCAGCATTTCATCGTGGATGGCAGCTGCTTTCAGGAAACGGGGATCGTGGGGACTGAAAAGCCAGCGCAGGCCTTCCGGGATTGAGACGTTGAAAATACGACCGACAGGGACCACGATAAGTCGGCCTTCTGGGGAGCCAATATACCACTCGAGTGCTTTCGTGACCCGGTAGTCGATACCCCCAACTGGAACGCACCAATCAGACGCATCTGTGAATTGGCTCATGCAAGACTCCGTTTGAAGATCGTCTCGAAAGCCCATTTCCACCACGCCAGACCTTCTGGATCTGGGTCGCGGTTCAGGTACTTTCGGTAGAGATAGATTAAGAAGGCGTCTATAGGATCAGCCAGAGCTGCAGCCGGTACTTTCTCCGGCTTACTGGTCAGGGTGTGGAAAACCCCGTCCCTTGTCTGGAAGCTGTAGGAGAGGGTGATTTCGCTTCCCTGATCCTTATCAGTCAGGAGAAGGCTGGAATGGACGGCCCCCTCGATAGGATTACCGTCCTTGTTCCATTGAAGCGTCTCTGTACCTTGAACCAATTCGGAGAACCGAACAACGCCGTTTACACGGGCGAGAAGACGCTCTCCGGGTGCAGGAGTACCGAGGATGCTGACAGGACCGAATACCATTAAGTCCACCATTTGTCGTCTGTAAAGTCTGTAGGAATTGTAGCCATCGAACGAAGAGCTTTCGCTTTGAAGATCAAACGGGTCTCCACTGCAGCAGCCTCACGAGAAAATGCAAAGACAGTGGCTGCGTTCATTGGAACCAAGGTGTCATCAGAGGCGATCCACGCGAAGTCTTCTGGGTTGGGATCTTCCGAAGTAGCATGCCACTTGAAAGACATGGGATCACCGCCGTTGCCCATGTAGAGACCTGCCAGTGTTCCGGCCCCAGTGATACGTTGTAGACTCTTTGTGTCCCGCTGGTACATATTGCCCATGAACTCGAAGTCGCTTTCAAGGCGTCGATCTCGTTCTATTTTTACAGCCTTTTCCAGTTGTTCTCTAACTTCTGAAGCAGGTACGGCCTCAAGAATATGTACCTCACGAACAACATCAGCAACCGGATCAAATTCAATCTTGCGACCCACAGCGCGAAATCCCTCCGGCACCGTGTAATCCTCTTGCACCTCGTAGACGCCAATCGCCTTTTTTGCTTCCCGATCCATAGCCTGCAAGGGATACTGCACTCCCCCGGCACCTTTGAAAAACCTCCCTGCGAAAAGAAATGGTTTTCCATTTGCGACTATTGCGTGTTTCATTTACCATTCCCTTAAGATAAGTTGAAAGATACTGCCGCCGCCGAGGCGCTGGTTTGACTATTACCGCCATTGAATTCTGCCGCATCATTATCCGTACTGGAGAATCCCATACCAATCGCAAGAAAGTTGGATCTGGTAGTCCTGAAAACGTCCATATCAGGCGCAGAAAAGTTTGAGCCTATAAAACTAATTCCCCTTGTTCCCGCTCCAGCACATACGTAACGCCCCCCACTAGGGATAGTGTTTGCAGGCGGATTTGGTTGCCCTCCATTAGAATCCGGCGCATAAGAAAAATTACCTATAGAATTTACATTCCTGAAAGCCATAACCACCGCACGGGCGAATACAAAGCCACTGAATCCTACTGTTATTTCATTGTCTGTACTGGGCAGGAACCTGTAAAATAAAGAAAAGTGGACGTCGTACGCGCTGTTTACAGAAAAAGTCCCAAATTGCGACCAACCACTTGCGGACATAGTAAGTGATGAATTATTTTCATTGACCCCTACGGCAACAATGACAAGATCACCAGTGGTGGCAGAGGAGGCAATACCTCCGGTTAAAGAGCCACCAAAGTTTATTGTCCAGTTTGAAGTAGAAGAGTCAAAAACCGCACCCCCAACATATTCAATCGGTGGGGTTGTGGAAGTGTCAGTGATGGTCACTGTTCTTTGAGCAACGATTGTTCCAGTATAACCACCAGTTCTTAGATAAACTGTAACAGCTTCATTACCTTCAGTTGTCTGATCTGCGCTAGTAGTTAGCGACAAAGTAGCTGTCCCATCAGCGCCAACACTTGCAGAATCTTGAGGAACAGAAAAGTCGCCAGCGCTGTTTGTGTTCAAATATAGTGTGGTTCCAGCAGGCACGTTTTCAGTTGTGGCAGTCACCCACAAGACCGAACCTTCAGGAACCGAAGCTGCCCCCGACAGTGAATATATCGGCTCAGGCTTTCCACCAAGCATAGTAGGAAATCCCGGCAGCATCAGGCACCTCCAATCTCAACAAAGGAAACCGTGATCTTTGTTGTTGTTTCCGCCTTCATGGACACCAGAATATAGTTAGAGTTTGTCACGGCAATATCCGGCAGGTTTCCCTCGTAATACGAACCCCAAAAAATAGTCCGAGCAATTGTTGAGGAACTCTTGATATAGACATGCTTGGTTTCCCCAACCAAAACATTAGTGGGGTTGTTGATTGTCCGGTTGTCTGTAATCACCCAGTTTGCCGTATGAAACGCACCCCAGTCAGGCGTCCAGTTTGATGTGCCGGGAATGGTAACGGGTGCAAGAGCTTCTCTGATGCGGCGCGTCGTAAGACCCAAGGCACTGGCCGTCCATTCAAGAACCTGTGCAGCAGCGGCCTCGTCGTAGCCACCCATAGCTGCAACAGACGTCAGGTAACCTGCCAAAGCATGGTCACCCCAGCCATGAGCTGTGTCAGCTTTCGTACCCTGCTCCGCTGTAGCAAACGCAGTAGAAGGCTGTAGAGCAGCCGTGCCAAGACCAAGGTTAGTACGGGCTACAGCCGGGTCAGCAAGGTCAGACAGGTTGTTAGCAGCTACCAATGCACCGTTCGTGTCAAACACAGCACCGGACCATCCAGACGCGGTGTAAATGCGAGGACGTCCGTCAGACGTATTCAGATACCATGCACCTATCTGTAGAGGACCGCCTTCGTTGTCGGTGACGGGATCAGCCGCCTTAACCCCAAGGTAGACAGCGTCGATAGCAGCCCGAGTGTTGTCAGCTGCCGTAGCAGAGGCTGCTGCATCGTCTTTGAAGCCTTCTGCTTGATTGCGGAAAGTCTGAGCTTCGGACGCAGAAGTAGCAGCAGAAGTGGCAGAACCAAGGATGGAGTCGACGTAAGCCTTCCGAGCCAAGTCTTCTGGCGCAGTCGGATCAGCTGTTGTGGTGACCTTGTTCCCGCCCATCGACAGGTTACCGGTCATAGTGTCACCGGCCTTATTCACCTTGAGAGCATCACCAGCGTCTACGTAAGCCTTCGTGGCTGCGTCTGCAGGGTTGACCGGCACAGGCAGGTTGATCACTCGGTAGAGGCCGTCCATGCTGATGTTGCCAGCCATCGTACCACCAGACAGAGACAGCTTTGTCCCAATCATATTGGTGATCGTGGTCGCAAAGTTAGGATCGTCCCCGAGGGCTGCAGCCAGCTCGTTCAGGGTGTCCAGAGCTGCAGGAGCTGCATCCAGAACGGCAGCGATACCGGCATCAACATAAGCTTTGGTGGCAGCGTCAGTCGGGTTGACCGGGGTCGGTAGACCAGTGATACCGCTGGCCGTACCCGCCGACATATCCAGAAGACCGGTGATCGTGACGTTGTTGAATACGGATGTACCAGCCGACGTGATGTCGCCCGTGACGTTGCCGTTGATGTCGCCTGTCAGGTTACCAGTGACGTTACCAGTGACGTTGCCGGTCAAGTTACCAGTGACGTTTCCTATCAGGTCGCCAACAAAGCCGTTCAGGGCAGTGATAACCGTACCACGGACAGTGGAAGCCACAGAGACACCAATCGGGGTGGCGTCGATGTTACCACCGTTAATGTCAGCGTTGGTTGCGGAGAACGCACCCAGCGTTACGGCCCCGGTAACGGCCAGAGTCCCGAGGATTGTGGCCGATCCGTTAATGTACAGGTCACGACCAAAGCGGCCATCCCGAGACATATACAGGTCACGAAAACGCTGGGTATCCGAACCAAGATCGACCAGACCAGTTGTTTGTGGCAGGAAGTGGCCGGTCGTACTCTTGTAGAAGACCTGAACCCAGACTGCAGCGTTTGCAGCTCCAGATAGGCAGATAAAGATACGGGAACCAGAGGTGTTGACCCAGATAGAACCGGGGCCATAGCCAAGGGTCGTGTCCATCAGGTTGGTCGGGTCAGTAACCGCAGTCGCGTTGTTGCGAACGCCAGTACCACCATTTGCAGCCGGAAGGTAACCAGCAACAGACGTCGCCAGATTGATCTTCGGACCATTGCCGGTAGTACCGTCATGGGCATGCCCTCCGGTGCCGTCGAAGGCATCTTGGAGTTGGTTAAATTCGTTGTTGATCGGAGGGGCTACAACGGGCTGTCCGTTGACGATTTGCCCCGCAGACTGTCGGACGTATCCTGCCATTATTCACGTTTTCCTGCTGTAGAGAACTCCCAGACGCAGCCCTGAATAGAGAAGGGTTCGCAGTCTTCGGTGCAGATGAAGGTGGCCTGCGCTGCACGTCCGGAGCCTTGGATGTTCTGCTCGTAGACCGGGGAAACACCCCCGTAGACGATGTTCTCGCCATCGAAAGTCACAGATCGACCGCCATAGACCGTGGGCGATCCTGTGATCGATCCAGAGTAACCGACCGGGACAGAGACATCGCCTTCGCCCCAATTGAACCGGATGTTAAGGAAGAGGTTGAACGGGCCTTCCGCACGAACAAAGACGTTCAGCTTGCGGTAGGTCTTCCGAATTTCTGTGTCGCCAAAGTCTAGGAAAGGGGTGGCGTATACAGCGAGTATCGGAGTTCCGTTAAAATTCGTTCCCTGTTCCTGACGGAAAAGGTTACCATCATAGTCACCGTGGAGAACCACTTCCTCGGTCCCAAGGTACTGAGACGACGTGCAAGACGCCCTAATACCCTTAGTTTCGGCAAACTCCCACGCAATCTGACCTCCACGAAATGTAAGACCGCCGAGAATGCCGTAGGTCTCTTCTACGGTCTCGTCGTCCCCGCCATAGAACAGGCGGTATTGGGATTTGGACCGGACAGCGACAGACACCATCGCGTCCAGATCTTGGTTGTTGATAATGTCCAGAAGGAGGCCTTGGATCGGCTTAGAGATAGTCTCCAGCTCAACGTCACCGATGCGGCTTGTACCAGCAACAGGGCGGAAGCCGTCAGCCGACAGGAAGACAAGGTCACCACCGATTTCTTCGACGCTGTCTCGAGCGATACAGCCCACGTTGGAGGTAACCTGCTTCAACAGGAAATCCCCACTTGAGCCTACTTCGATACGCTTGATTGCCGAGGTGCCGAAGACAAACAAATCATCCCGGAAAGGGTAAATCTGGACGAGAGAGAAGCCGACAGGGATCTGGCCCCCGCCAGACGCTGCAGTGAAATCCTTGGCATCACGAGGGGCAGAATGACAGAGGATAGACGCATTGACACCGGCACCAAGGAAGACGTGATCTTCGAAGACCTTCACGATGGTGGGTGCAGTGATCATCTGGTCGCCTGCGGTGGCAAGGTCCAGTTCTGTCCAAGTTGTACCGTCGAAGTGAAGGGCCGGGTTCACGCCATCGACGAAAACCATTTCAGGACCAGCGCCGAAGTCGAATTCCTCAAACCGGATACGTGAAACGGTGCGACCGGAGGCCGACATGTTCCTGCCTTGGGCAGGGGATGCCATCTTCGACCACCCCACGAGAGGAGTATGCTTCCAGAGGGAATAGGTGGCTGCGCCGACGTCTTTCCGGGCTGCGATCACGTAAGGAAGGCCGATGCCCCGGTTGCTGAAATAGGTGGCACAGAGGACAGGGCCTTCTGCTGTGGCGTCGCCTACAGACGGATAATCAGGATCGAAGGGGCCATACCCCTCAAGACGACGATAGCCGCCAAAGATGGACGGCTCAAAGTTCACCAACAGGGTTGCTGCACCGGGGGACCGGTCAGACATATCGAGGTGATGCTCGTTGGAGTTCAGGCCTCCTTCGCAGATCACTTTGAAGGCGTCGATACGATCCGGCACGTCTTATCCAATCTTGCGGGTGGGGTAGATGTGGGGGAATTGGTTGATATACAGGGTCTGCATGTTCTTGACCCCGTCTCGGAACTGCTGATCGGTGAATGCAGCCTGTTCCGTGTTATCCTTGAACATGTAGAGGTGATACAAAGCACCAGAGACGATCACATGCCGGAACTCGAAAGGAACACGAGGAACATCACCGGGGAGGACCAGCTCCTGACGCTTCTCGTAAGCCTCAAAGCGGACGGAATAGGCCCCGTTCGGAGAAGGGGTGACACCAAAGCCACGGTCAGAGTTTTGGAAGACATACTGAGGTTGTCCCCGACCAAGGTTACCGGCCTGAATATCTGCCGCCCGACCCTGCGTGTACCACTTTTCCCTTGGCATGAAGGACAGCGGGTCTACGACAGAGCCATCCTCAGACACGAGCAGGAAGCTGTCCCATTCCGGGATTTTGATGTTATCCCCGAAGTTGTAATCGACCTGACCGGGTGTTAGGGCCTGAGTGACGTGGGTATGGTTCCACGGCCATTCGAATTCTTGGTGGTTGATACGATCCAGAGTATCCTGAACCGCGTCCTTGGCTAGGGATTGAATACCCCTTACAGAAGAAAACTCTGCCGACGGGATCTCCACCTCGTTGATACGGCGAAGAACGTCATTGCAGAGTGACAGGTAGGTATAGGACATTTCTGGCTCCGGAAGACAGAAAGGGGGCGTCTAGTTAAAGACACCCCCAGTTCGGTTAGCTTAGATTAAGCGAGGTTCCAGACAGCCGTGACCAGAGCCTCCGGACGCAGGATCTTACGACCGTAGAGGTGCATGCCGCGAACGACTTCTGCGAACTGAGTCGGGCTGTCGAAACGCTGGGTTTTCGAGAGCTGTTCTGCAGTCGCCATAGCCGAGTCGTGACCGGCGATGATCACGTTGTAGTTCGTTTCCGAACCGGAAGCTGCGTTGGTGTCGGCACCATTACCGATGTACGGCAGGTTGTTCGACTGGTAGACGCGGAAGCCACGGATGCGGTTCGGCAGACGACCGTTACGGACTTCGCCTTCACCACCCCAATCGGCGTTGATCAGCTTGCTGTCTTCGTCGCCCAGAACTTCCATCGCAATCGGATCGATAACAACCCAGCGACCTTCAGTCGGGATGTTACGCTGATCCATGATCCGCTTCATACGGTTCAGGATGGCCAACAGAGAAGTAACAGCACCAGAACCGCCGCCCGGAGCAACCGGGATCGAGGTCGGGCCAGCTTCAACGCCGAGGTCAGAACCACCGAAGTTGGTGATGTCCAGCTTGTTTGCCGCCAGAAGTTCGTCAGCACCTGCCAGAGCGTTTGCTTTGGTGCCGTTGGCCGCAGTACGGGCGATCCAATCGCCGCTACCGTCAAGCTCGTAGCCAGCACCGTAACCCAGAACTTCTTTGTCGAAGTGGTCGGTCATTTTGTAACCGGCCTGATCGGTAGCCAGCTCCATCCAGTTGACGTGGCTGTGGGCCTTTTCGATGTCCTGCAGAGAGAACGAGAAGTAGTTCGCCTGATCAACGACCAGTTTGAACGCAGCGTCGTCCAGTGCCTGAGTCACGATGTTAGTACCCCGCTTGAGGGACTTCACTTCGATATCCGGCTCTTTGATGATTTCGACCGAGTCACCGTAGCTGGCAATCTCGCCCATGTAGTCGGTGTTGGTAATGTCCTGAACAACCGAAGTCTTCCGGAAAGCTTTCTGAGCTTTGCGCGAGAAGATGGTCGGGGACCAGTTACCGTTTGGCAGGTTCGTGTGGCCTGCTTCTGCTGGAAATGCCATTTTGATATTCCTCTAGTGATTAGGCAAAAACCCTCTGTTGAGGGCGTTCATCAGGTCACGGAAGAGGACGGTCAGAGTGGCAGTAACTGATCCGGGTGTCGGTGAAACCGGGCCGGGGTCACTGGTGGACCTGTCGTCTGGTCTTCGTGTTCTTTCTGTTGTGGGGGAGGGCGACGAGGTAGGGATTAACCGGCTCGTCTTTGTTACGACTGGACCGAAATCCAGAAGGTGCTGACGCGAGAACATGCCAGCGTGGTGGAAATCGAGCATCTGCTCGAGAAAGTCTCTGTCGCCGTTTTCGCTACGCGGGTAACGGCCTAGACCTCAAAGAGACTTACTGGAGAAGATTGGCGGGGGTGGAGGGAATCGAACCCCCGTTCGCGGTTTTGGAGACCGCTGCTATGCCACTCAGCTACACCCCCGTAATGGGTTTGCAGCTTCACCAAAGACGATATTGTTCGCCTAAGTTGTTGGGGCCAGACAGGTTCAAGTTAGAACGACCTTCAATATCTTTTCTGGGTATTAAGTATCCCTTACTTTCCCCGGTAATTACCAAAAAGACGTCTATGTCAGGGGAGTTAGTCAGGTATTTTTTTACCCCTGTACCAGAACGATTACCGCCGCATACAAGAAACTGAGCCTTATATGCCCCGCTTGGGGTGACCTGATTAGTAGTCTTAATCTGTACTCTCTGTAGAGACTCTCCGGACTGACCGACAACTAGGTCATAATCTTGAGAGTCTGTAAGAGGGAGACTCACTGTCATTCCCTGAGATGTGAACCATGCTATTGCTTGACCCACACCGTAGTCGCCTTGCTGCTTAAAAGTTTGGAAATGCAATGGAGGTCGTCTGTGTTGGTTGGCTGCTTAGGTAGGGTTCGAACCTACGACCGCCCAATTAACAATCAGATGCTCTACCTACTGAGCTACTAAGCAAAAAAGAGAACCGGGGCGTAGTAGGGAAAGGAAGGAAACCTACAAGAGGCCCCGGTCAGTTAGGGAGACAATGTCACGTCGTCGATGTAGCTGTTATAACACCAACTAAGGTAACATTGCAAGAACTTTTTTACGTCAGGTCGTAAATATAGTTCCCTGTGCGGCGGGCCTCGTCGATTTCGGCCTCATACTTGTCGTATTCGGCGTCGGACAGAGCATCCACCTTGCTGTCAGACCACTTCGGGGTGTTCTTACCAGTTGGTGCCGAGGAACCGCCAGAAGCAACATCACGAGCTGCGTCTGCGTCCGGATTGGACTTCTTCTTCGGTTTGGAAGCGATCTTCGCATCAACCTTGTACAGATCGATTGCACGAGCTGCAGCCCGGACGTCGGTCGCGTTCTTATACAAGGCGTCGTAGATGTAGGCAGGCTGTTCAGCCACCCAATCCTTAAACTTCTGATCAGAGCGGATCGTCTCAAAGTCGGGGTGAAGCTCCAGAAGCTCCTGATAGGCCGTGCGACGGCGGGATTCTTCTTCTTTGCGCTTCAGCTCTTTCAGACTCTCTCCGGTCTGTTCCGCCACCTCTGCAGCCCGCATACGAGCGATGGTATCCACGACTGCAGCGACTTCTGGGTACTTCTGAGTCCAAGCCTCGATCTCTTCCTTAGTCTTCGGGAGTTTGATCTGCTCTTTCGCGGCTTCCTCCACTTTACGCTTGAGTTCGGAGTTCTCGTTCATCAAGGTCTCACGCTCAGTCTGCTGGTAGCGTCGTAGGTCGCTGTAACGCTTCTCCCAATCTACACCATCTGTGGACGGTGCTGGGTCTGTTGCAGCGTCGGGATCGTAGTTCTGGACCGGGTCAGGAGTACCCTGAGTCAGATCGGTGTTGTCTTCATCGTCTTTGTCCAAATCTGCAAAGAAGGCGTTCTTGTATTTAGGCATGGGTTACTCCAATGGGGGCCGGGTGTGCCGGGTGGCCCAACTGTTAAGTGGCACTTTTACGAGCTTGCTTGGCCGCTTCTTCGACCATAGCCTTGAGCTGCGTAAGCTGGTTGGCCTCACGATACTGGCCTTGCAGGACTGCAATCCGACGAGGGTCAGTCTCGCTCGTGAGGTATTCTTTGATCTGTTCCATCCGCCACTCTGCGTAGGCTTGGATGGCCTCCATCGTTTCCGGTGTATGGACGTGGATGTTCAGTTTCTTGGCAATCTCGAGAGGGATCATTTCTTCTTCCCCTTCTTCTTTACCGGCTTCACGGAAACAGAGACCCCGTAGAACTCTTCGACAGCCGCGATCTGCTGCTGGACGATGTTCTGGATGCCGTAGGCCTCGTGTTCATAGCTCGGGTTCTCTTCCCCGATGAACTCGTTCAAGAACTGCCAGACATGGGTGGACTCATGTACAATGGCCCCGAGGATTTCAGACGGAGTTCCGTTTGCGATAAGGTCAGGGGAATAGATGGTCAGAATGATAAGAGGCCCGTGGGACGCAGTCAGAGAGGCACAATAGGCCACCTCGTCAGGGAATGGTGCCTCTGTCTGGAGAAGCCCCATCTGGTCATTCCATGCCTCTTTGGTGGGACAGAAGCCGAAGTAAAAGGGCATCCAACCGGGGTTTCCCCAGATCACTTTCTTAGAAAGAAGGTTCATGAATTATGCTGCCTGCTGTTGAGGTGCTGGTGCTGGAGCAGGGTTACCGCCATTGGCACCCCCACCATCTCCTGTGAAGCCTTGAGACCCGGGTTCAGGGGCTTGGCCGGGGGCGATATTTCCATTGCCAGTACCGGTCGGATCGTTAGGGGACGGAACCCCGCCACCTTGTCCACCCTGAGCCTGCGGAGGCTGCGGCATGAACTTCTGTACCTCGGCCATGATCTGGGCTTGGAGGATCGCGTCCTCTTTGGAGTTGAGGAGCTTGTCAGCGTCCAGATCCATCGACACGGCAATCTCGCGCAAGATGTAGTCGTACCGCACGAAAGGCTGCATCGCTGGGTTCGCAGTGATCTGCATGAACTGGAGGAGACGCTGGCTGCGAACCTCGTTCCGCATCAGGCTTTCGGTGCCACGGGCCTTGACCTCGATCAGGCCGTCGATGAATGCCTTGTCGAAGTTGAACTGCATGTTGAATGCGAAGAAAGCACGGGCGAGGGGAGCCAGAAGATAGTCGTCGAAGTTCCGGACGACGCCCTTGATGTTCTGGGCTGCGGCACCCATCAGCATGCTCATACCGGAGGCCGTACGACCGGTACTCATGACGCCACTCACGCCATGCGCATAGGACGGGATACCGGTGGACTCGTCGGAGAGCTGGCGGGCCTTATCGAACATCATCATGAGTTCGTTCGAGACGTTCGGGAATTTTGTCCCGAAGATCCCCTGTCCGGGTGCTCCCGCTTGGCGTCTAAAGATTTTACCCGGATAGATGCTCATGTCTTGGCCGGGGACCAGAGCGGACTCGTCCACTTCGATGATCATGTTACCGGACAGGATGGCGTTATCGACAGCCAGACGGGCGAAGCCGTTCATGAGGGTCTGGGTGTCTTCCATGTTCTCGCCAACACCGATGCCCCAGATTGAATACGGGTCGATCTCGTATGGGACGATCTGGTAAGGAATGCGGGCAGGCTTGAACGGGTTCACAATCAAACGTAGGATCTGGCCGTTACAGACCCAGACGTTGGCTTGGATTTCGTCTTCGTCTTCCAGAGCTTCCGGGATTTCGATACCATGCTCGATGGCGGTCTCCATGTCGAGGATACCCCAGAACTCGAGAACCTCGTACCGGTCGGAAGCGTTAGCGGTGGACTTCTCGTCGTCGATCACCGTCTCCCAGAACTCATTAACGTAGTTGGGGCCGAGGGAGATGGCAGCTTCGATGTTGGAAGCACGGAAGCCACGGCGAGACTTGAGTTTGCGGAGCTGGGAAGGGCTGTAACGGTGGCGATCAATGAGGAAAGACAGCTCTTCCGTGGTACGGGCATGGGGGTCCGGATAGATCGACCAGAGAGACCGGGCCTCAATCTTCGGGATATCCTGATACAGAGGCTCGTACTCGCCTTCTGCCGACCATGCAGGGTACTCTTTGGTCTGGACAAACGGCCCTTTGACAATACCGGTCCCGAACAGACAGGCTTCAAAGGTACACATCCGCAGATGCTTAACTGCGTCGGTTTCTGACAGCTGGTCGTGGACCTTCTTCTCCATTGCCGTAGCCGCCCGCTTTGCAGGCTCCCACATGACGGCAGTCGGGGAGTTCGGAGTACCAACTTGGAGCTGATCGGAGACAGGCTCAAGCTTATCCTTGAGGATACCGAGGTCTTTTTCCATTTCAGGGCGACGATATTTCGTCGGAACCTCGACAGTCTTGCCTGTCAGCTCTTTCAGCTTCTCTTCGGTCGGTGCAGACGGGTCGAAACTGACAGCATCCAACGCTCCGAGGGGATCAGAGGGAGTTTCGTAGCCAATCGGGAACTTGCCACCGGCCAGAAGGACGTCCACGACCATATTATGGGCCGCATTGACCTTCGTCTTCGTGATTTTGATGAAGACGCGGGACTTTTCATGCTCTTCGAAGGTGTGTTCGCCGTCATACTCACCGATGTGGTTACGGTAGAGCGTCAGCCACTTCCTTTCCTTTGTCTGGCGGGCTGTTTTTGCCTGATGGAACTTCGTTTCGACAAAGTCCACGAGGCTGTTCAGCTCTACCGCGTCTTGAGCGGCGTCGTCGGCCTCTTCCAGAGCGTAACCTTCACCGTCCACCGGCTGATTTTCGCTTTGATTGGCGACAGGCAAACCCGTCGATTCATCTTCTTGCATGAAGGACATAAATTACCTCGTCAGTAACCAAACGTGTTGTCGAATGGGCGGTGGTGGGAGCGGGAAACGTCTTCCCAGCCGAACGGATCGGCAGATCGGGGGCGGGACATCACGCCGTAGCGAACGGAGTCGTATGCGTGGTCGTCTGCAAAACGCGGATCGATGTCTTCCCCGCCCTTTGGGTCAGACGGAATGATCGGGAGAGTCCCGATGATCTTCCGGCAGGTGTTGAAAAAGACGATCCCCGGACGCTCTGTGTGCGGATCGATCTGCAGGCGCTTGTGGAGCTGGTTTTTCCCGGCAATTCTTGCGCCATGAGAGCGGTCAGAAGGCCTCCAACGGCCACCCAGACCGGGTTCATTCATCTCTTCGGCAATGGATGGGCCGCGCTGACCTCGGTTGTGCCACGTCGAGGAGTCCAGAACGCCGTAATCGACCATTTCCCCCCGTTCCAAGTCGCGGACAAGGAGTTGGAGGTCTCTGCCGTGCTTCTGGGAGACGTAAAGTTCCCGATAGACGATCAGCATTTGGTAGGCTGGGTCCACGGCGAACCAGTGGACTGCTGAATACGAGCTATAACCGTAGTCACAGGAGCGGAAACGACGCCAGCTCGACGGGATATCGAACGGTTCTACGACATGGACAGATGGTCTGAACTCCGCAAAGGCTGCTCCCTCGGTCACGGACCAGTCACCTTCAAGCAGCTGACGGCGCTGATGCTCGGGGAGAGACAAAAGACTGCTCTCGTAGGAGGCGTCTTGGGTCAGGTACGGGTTGTCGTAGAGGGAGGCCGGGATGAACCGGCGCTTGAACAGAGGTTCACCTGCTTTTGGGTTCGGTTGTCCAGCCTGCGGATGCCCTTGGGGGTACACGTCAGGGTGGGTCATAACCTTCCCTGTGTCGATATCCGTAGCCCAGAAAGCCTCATTGGCCGGGGCGGGGTCGATGAACATCGATTTCACCCACTGGTGACCGGGGCCACCGGGGTTTGTCGTCGCCCGCTGATATACAGGAAGGTCCATCGCCGTCGTACGAAGACGGGATCGCATATAGTTCCATGCAAACGGGGTCGGATGCTGCGTAAGCTCGTCGAAGGCGATGTAGCTGAATGCCTGACCCTGATATCGAAGAACGTCTTCTGGACGCTCGAGATAGGTCAACCACAGATTACCGCCTGCGGGGAGCTGCCAGCTCGACTTGCGTTCTGACCATTTGGCCTTGGAGAATGCACGGGGATAGAGCTGCTGGGATTTCCAGACCAGTTCCCTAAGTTCGTCGTTGGTTCGACGAAGGATCAGTCCATTAAACTCAGGGTGGCTGAAGTAACGAACAGGGTCTGCGAGGAGACCGAACGATTTCCCGCCCCCGGCAGCGCCACCGTATAGGACTTCCTGCTCACTCGCGGCAAGGAACTGTGTCTGGGGGCCGGGGTTAGGGATGAAGACGGCGTTGGCTTCTTCAACAGCCGTTTCAGAAAACTCCACATGGTCGTCGATATCTGTCTCACGGTGGACAGACGGAGTTGCCAGCTGGGTCGTGTCTGGGGTGTGTTTATCAGGGTCTTGCCAATTCTGGAGCTTCTTCTCCTGCATGACCTTGACCCGCTTGGCGTCAGCGATCTTGCGCTTAACCCGAGCTTTGGCTTTTTCCGGCCCGGTCTTAGGTGCCTTGGCTTTCCGGGCTTTCTTCTGTTGCTTTTCGCGTTCGTTCTTTGGATCGGAGCCACGACGCTCTTTCCATATCTTGTTGATACCCTGATGGCTGATACGCTTGCCTGTTGCAGTGGTCAGCCAGTCCGCAACCTCACGAAGAGAGGCCCCCTGATCGATGGAATCAAGTGCCTGCTTAATCAGAGGCACCATGTCCGGATCAGGGATTAAAACGAGAGGATCGTCCTCAGACGGCATGTAACCGTAAGCCGGTTTGATGCCGCCGTGGAGCCTCGTCTTAGGAGGAAAATCTGGGTCGTGCATTTACCGTGGGTCTTTAGGCGGTACGATGAAAACTCCGGGCTGTTCAGTTTCGACCTGAACTCGCTCAGTCTTCACGATGCCGATGCGATCAAGGATCGTCTGGACGGCAGCGATGGTATTCTTGTTGCCGAGGGCGGTAGGATCATCCAGAACACCCACTAGCTTTGCCACGGCTTTTGGTGCGGTCACGGCCAGCTGTGCAGTGGCCATCTCAATGATCTCGTCTTTCAGGGGGGCCACGATTTCAGAGATCCGGGTCTTCTCAGAGTAGCCTGCTTCTGTGGCGGCTTCCCGGATATCCCCGGTCTTGGATGTGGCCAAGATGTCGAGGAGCTTTTGCTGGCGTTCTGTGAGAGGCTTCTTGTCGGCCATGTTAGCCTCCGAAGAATATGTTGGCGGCGATGGTGATAGCCCCGCCGATGGTTGCAAGGATTACCCAGAAGGCTCGTTCGTAGACGCTGAGACCCCCACCTTGTTTGGCAGAGGTCTTCTCAAGTTCACGGACACGGCCATCCATTTCGTTCTGTTCGATCCGGACGCCGTTGATCATTTCCTGAATGGCGACCGTCCGCTCTTCAACACGAGCCAGTGCAATGATGGCTTCGGCCACCTGATCCAGCTTCGCTTCGATGCGGTCCAGTCGTCCTTCGTGCTGAGAGGGTGTTGGCATTCAGTCAGACCTGCTAGATTACTTGCTGCGCTTGCAGGACGAGACGTTCTTCGTGTTGCTCGAACCGGTCTTGTTCGATGCACCGGCTTTGATCGGGGTAGGGGTCTTGGGCTGTTTCATTTCGGTCTCCTAAAGGGGGATGCCCTCGACGAGATCGAGGGATTGCTGAGAGACGTCGGCAGAGTCGAATTCGTAGAGAGACGAGTAATCCACCCCCATGAAGCAGTCGTTGCGATATTGCTTCGGGGTGATCAAACCCTCCTCAAGGAGGAGTTCCCGTGTTCGCTCGAGGGAAACACGTACGCCTGTTGCAGCCTCAATGGCTGCTCGGATGTAGATGATGTTGATCATGGGGGAGGTTTCGCCAGAGCTGGACTCTTTGGACGACAACTACAGTTATCGCACATTACCCTAACTAAGTCAACAGAAAGGTCTGGACATAGGGTAAGAAATATGGTATTTTGAAGATATTGGTTGGCCGGGGGTAATATATAACACCCGTAGCCAAAACTGATTTGAGCCAAGCCGTCCTTCGTGGGCGGCTTTTTTATTGGCTACAGCAGGGGAGACCAGTGTTGGGGACGACACGGACAGCCCGATCATCCCAGAGCTGCATCATTCCGTAGTCCTTGGTGCAAGTAACCGTGAGACGAACACCTACATGTTTCTCGACCCAATCTTGGATGAAGCTGATCTCGTCAGGGTCGGCACGGAAGGCACGGGCGGTGAAAATCCGAACCTCAATCCCTTGACCCAGCCAGCCTTTGATACGATCCACCATAGGGGCGATGGGTTCTCCAATATGGTCAGGTCCAACCCAACCATCGTACTTTGCGAGGGTGCCATCCAAGTCGACACCGATCCAACCTCTCATAGGGTACTCTCCAGAAGAAACAGAACCTGACCCATCCACACGAGGAACAGGAAGTACCCCACGGGATGGATCAGACTGAGGGAAAACAGGGCATACGGCATTACGCGGTTACGTGCTTCACAGCCCACATAACAGCCTCTTCGATCTTAGTCTTTGCAATGGAAAGCTCCCGGCTGCTACCGAGAATATCACATTTGCTAAGGAAGGCGGCACCCATGTCTTTGATGTGGGCCATATGCTCTTTCTCTACATCAGAGAGAACACGATAGGAGTGGCGAACTGTGTTGTTTACTACCCGCTCGTCAGATGTGCTATCGACGCGATCAGCCATCAGACAGCCTCCTCACCCAGCATCTGATTGATGTTGGTCAACACCTTCTGTGCCTTGGCCTTCTCGGACTCCAGCTCGGACACGGAAGAGGTCAGGGTACGTACCTGTTCCATCTTCTGTTCAGCCTTGGCCGTGTTCTGATCGATCAGGGCCTGTAGCTGTGTCTGGGCCTTCGTGAAGGTCTTCAACACGGAAGAGAGGGTCAGGGTAGGGGAAAGGGGGTTTGCAGGAAGGGTTGCCATATGAAATCTCCTATTGGCTGATGCGGGCGTGGTACTCGAGGACGGTCTCCATACCCTTGATGTCACGGAAGACCTCTTTCAGCGTTTTCCACCATTGGTATGTGCCACCATTGAAAAACATAGACGCAGGCAGGAGGAACAGGGCGTAGAGGACCACAATCGGGTACAGCACCACGTTCGGGGTGTATGGGGTCAGGGGGGCAACGAGTGTGTCACGGAAAGGTTTGGTCATGCGGCAATTCCTTGGTCGGCTAGAATGAAATCAAGAGAGGCTAGGACGTTCCGGATTTCGAACTCTTCAGGATTGATCCGTACTGTCGTGTATGTCGGCAGACTGTCTGGAAGCTTGAACAGAACCCGTTCCTTATCCAGAGCCACGAAAGCGAAGATATCGGCCTGTCGATCCGGAACCTGAAAACTGTAGCTCCGGGGCTTTCCCACCCCACGAGGGGTTGGGGCAATGGCCGTCTTCACTTCGACTGTGAAGATGCTGCCATCCTGAGTACGACACCAGATGTCAGGGCCTTTGGCATCAACCAGAGTGGCATGCAGACCAACTCGGGTCAGAACGTACGCTGTCAGAAGCTCACCAGATGCACCCGAGATATAGGTGTTGGCCGGTCGGGGGAGGTCTACGATATCGATCAAAAGTCGTCTCCGATCATAGCCTCAGTATCGACCCTATACCGACGACCCATCTCAAAAGCAGAGTCCTCAATCTGGACAGCTTTGGAAGCAAGGATGTCAGACAGACGAGTGAACTCGTGGGCCATGCAGTAGAGGGCAGTGTAGTCACCCTGATTTACGTTCTGGAGGAGGAACTCATCAACCAATTCCTCAAGACCAACCCCCTCCAGAACGGTAGGAGACACATCACCAATGGCCTGAACCGAAGGAGCGACATAGACCAGATCATCTGCATCAAAGCTCAGTTCAAGCGACACTGAGAGATCACTCTCGATTGTGGCTGTGCGTTCGATACTCATGGGGGTCTTGCCTATCCTCGTGCTGGTAACTGATGGCGATACTACCCTAGCTATTACCTCAATGTCAAGCTTTTTCAGTTTCTGCTAGGCAAAGAAACCGTTTTAGCTTTCTCTACCCTGAAGAAAGCACAATCGGTTTACGACGTTTGGAAACCTACCCAAAAAATTGGATGGGGGCATGGCAGAGGATTTGACAAAATCTGGAAGGGGGTACGTGGGGGGCATGGTTTACAGCTTGGTTTTCAGATTTTTTGGAGGGGGTTGTATACGGTAACGGTACGCCCCCCCGGTGGCACTCGCCTCCCCCCTTCGAACCTCACACGTAAAATCATCTAAGCCGTTGAAATAAATCAAAGAGTGAAGGTTTAGCTATGTCCACGGAAAAGGGATAGAGCCTTGAAAAATAGGGGAAAAGATAGAGTGAAAGTCATAACCAATAGTTAGGGGCGTTAGATATTCTGGCATATATCCCCCATGCAATGCGGTTTTATACCCTATCCCCCTAGGGGTAGGTGGCTGATCAGGTGACGAGATTGTCAGGCCGTGTTGCAGGTCGTGTCTATGCACACAACCAAAACTTAAACCGGACCAAAACCAATACTAGCACGAGGCAATCCAAGATCCGGACTAGATCAGGACTAGACCGCCATCAGATCAGGCACCAGACATAGGACCGGACTAGACACGAGATAGAGCCAAGCTAGGGCAAGGGATAGAACCGGACTAGCAACAAGGGTATCTAATCAGGGTACGCAAATCACCTATACACCGCCCAGAACCGGCTCTGGAGTAGCATCTAAGATCATCCGGCTAGGGTAGGTGCCGAAAACAGATCATCGCATTGTGAGAGCAAAAAATCAGGGGTTAGTTTAACCATTGAACCAAGACAGGATCTAGGCAAAGAAAAACCCCGGACGCTTTGCCGGGGTTGATCAGATCAGGGTTGCCCGGACTTTCACCGGGCTAGGTATGTTAGACGTCTACCTTGCAACAATAGCCGTTTCTGCTGACCTTAACGCCATTGGTGAGCGTGACGCTTTTCCGTTGCCCCTTGCCTTGTTCTTCGTAGTCGTGGATATCGAACCCAAGACGAAAAAGGTAGTGATCCAGAGGGATGGCGTCGTTTTTGTCGAATCCGTCACCGGGCAAGAAACGACCTTTGCCTGTGTTCTCCACGGTTCGAATCGCTGTTATGATCTGGGTGTCGGGCTTGTGGTATGTCATGGTCATGGTCTGTTTTCCTTTTGTCAGTCTGTTAGGGTCCGGATCAGGTCCGGATGAAATAAGTCTTAGGGTAAAAGTTAGGGTAAGTCAACAGAGAAAAACCCCGCCAGCTAGGGCAGGGGCTTGTTAGATCAGGGTAAAGGGCAAGGTAGCTGCATCAGGTTAAAGGGTGAGCGTATTGTAATTATCCCGCGCAAACGTGTCCAGATCCTTGCGTCCTATCCAGTCTTTGTGAGGCCGCATACCCTGCCAAGAATTAAACAATCTTTTGGCGGGCAAATTGGTGCCTTTGAATGTTGGATACTCGCAAGATTTTGTAAGGCTTTCTTGCCATGCCCTTTTTCTACGATTCCAATAGTAGACACTTGATCCCGAAGGATCATCATGAAGGGATTTTTTGTAGATAAATGCTGGCATTGTCTTTCCCTTTGTCAGTTGAGGCCTAGGCCATAGCCTAGAAAGTTTAGAACGAAGGGAAGGGCAAAGATTGCCAGCCCCCCGATGATATCCCCAAGCCAAGCGCGGATCATGCTGCCACCAAACCGCATTCTGTGGCTAAGTCCCAAAGCTCTCGATTGGTTTTCACCACGCCAGAGACCGAACCAATTGGCCGTGCTTTGCGCTTTGCGCCATGCGGATTCTTTTCAGTGAAAGACCGAACCTTGGCACCACCCCGCACAAGACTTTCCTGAACACGGTTATAAACGGTCCAAGCATCATTGGACTGATCACCGTACCGCGTCGGGCGTAGCATAGAAACAAGTGTACCCTTATCGGCGTAGAGTCCGGACTCTGGAGCATCTGCCCCTAACCATTCCCAGCGAAGGGTTGCCGCGTTGTAGGCAAAATCCAAAGCTTGCATAGGATCTACTTGCACCGATTGCATGCGTTCAATACGACCCATAAGATCAGGCAAGCTTGCTGCAGTATCGCGCAGCATATCTTCAAAGTTTGAAACCGTGCCTTTTGTATGGCGCAAACGGGCGTCAAAACCGTCCCCCGCCACGATACCGTTAGAACAAATGAAACGATAGGCACCGGCAAAGAGCTTAAGCGACGATTGACCGTCGTGTGAGTTATACAGGATCAATTCGCCGCGTGTTCCGTCGGTAGAAACATCGCCGGATGTAGGGGCAAAAGCGATCAGGTGTGCGGCATGATCCCGGCTTGCCTTGCGGGTTTGGACTTGTGCCGCTTGCACTGGTGCAAAGCCATAATCCGCCAAGATCCCGATTGCATCTGCAGTTGTCACTTGGCCATAGCGGTCGGACAAGTGATCCGCTTGTGTATCTGCAAAAGCTGCAGGTGCCATCCGCATGATGTCTTGATCAGTCAATGTTGTGTCGTTTGCTTTGCGTGAGAAAATAAGATCAGCCATTGTCTAGATTCCTTGTGTGTGTTTGGTCTGTTAGGGTATTAGTACGGGTAAAGATTGCAGAGCATGCCACACTGGTTACGACGCCCGTAGGCATTGGCAAGCTTGTTCGCCTCTGAAACGTCGGAGGCGTCAAATAGGCGTTTAGAGCCGTTGCCGTAGATTGCGATATAGGTTTTCATCCGTCTAAATCCTTGTTTGGTCTGTTAGGTCAGCAAGGCCCGGAGGCCTTACTAAGGGACTTATTGCATTAAGTCTTAGGGTAACGCAAGATGTTTTTTCGTGGTCAGGTGAAAAAATTCAAAAGCCACGCCGCAAAGCAAAGATAGCCTATAAGCTGGAAAAATGGCGCTAGCATCTAGGCAACCTCATATGCGTGGCAATCCATACCCCGGACATAGTCCGGAAAAGATCGCACCTTGTCGATTGTCTCACGTTTGGCTGTTTCCATATCCGGACTGTCTAAGCGTTCGGTATGGCTTGCCCTATCGCCTTGTGTGTCTTGGTAGGTGATGTGGATCATATAACGGGGCATGGTAATCACTCCGCAGCAATTGGCAGGTTCTGCGCGTCGGACTGGATCAAGGCCTTGTCCGCTTTGCGCTTGCTGGCACCATGGGCAGGAAAACCGACAATCGCACGGTTGTTGATCCGCTGGCATAGGCCACAAGTAGCGCAGGACACATTGTCTTGATACGTGGCAGGGCATACCGTGATCTTGCGACCCTCTGGCGTCGACATGAACGCGATCCGCTTGCGGTAATCTGGCAGGGTTTCATCCTTGCCACGTTGTGTGTCAGACGGTAGAACGGTCACGACAGGTCCGGCTTGTGTTTCCGCCAGTCTGTCAGCATGTGCAGGACTGTTTGCAGATAGGTTAACGGTAAACCCGTTTGCGTTTGCGTTCCTGACGGCTAGGCGGTTTTGCGCGTCGGTCTCTACGTCGTAATGCGTATATGTAAAACCGCGCTTACCTTCGTTAGCGTCGACTAGGTCACACATAGCGGCAAGATCAATACTTTCGCCGTCCCCCGGCAGGTCACCGGCTTGATTGTGTCGCCATAGCTGACCATCCGGCAACGCCGCGATCTGATCACAAAAGGCTGACCAATTCGAACCGCGCTTGCCTTCGGTCACTTTGCGCCAATGCATCGCCAAGGGTCCACCAGCTGCATAGCATCCGCCTTCGTTTGCATTGTTAAAAGGGCAGGTAGAAGGGCAGGTTTTTGCCGTTGTGGTGGAAACCGGAATCGGTCCGGTTTTCTCGTTTTTGCTCTTAGGTGTCAGGTGGACATGCAAAGCCATGTTTAAGCCTTTCTTGTGTCTGGCCTAGCTGCAGGTTTGGTCGGGCAGGCTAGGCGGGTTTGGTCTGTTAGGTGTCGGAGTTATTACCCGAATAAATCCATAGGTAAACCCCTAAAATGCAGTTTGGTGAAATTTTTTTTAGGGCCGATCTACAGCCGATCAGGCACCGCCCGCAGCCCGCACCGGCCCGCCGATCAGCAGGGGAATAGAAAGCGATTTCAAAGCTCTATGCTCTAATAGGTCGTGTGTAATAGGCCTCACGCGGGGGTATTTTTTGGTCTTAGGGAGGGTCGCCCGCCAGCACGATCAGGGTAGGGTTGAGAAAATTAGCTGTTGACTTTGTTAAGGTATTATTGGAAGGGTCTAGTTATGAGATCGAACACGGAGACAGAGAGATGGAAAAGGTCACATTCGAATTTGAGATCGACCGGCAGAGCTTGAACAATTACCTAGGGAACACGCCCAATGTGTCTCTGGAGGATGCCCTGTCCGAGTTCCTAGAATGCCTGTTTTGGGTTCCCTACCACTGTGAGAACTGTGGCCGGGGGGGTCAGGAAGACACCGGAGTCAAAGGCTCTTACCGGCCTGTAAAATAGGCCTCACGCGCAGGTAAAAAGGAGATTTGAGCTATGAAACTGAACGCTATGCCTCACCCTAACGGAAACACGCCGAAACACTTTGAAGATGCCGGGATCACCTTGTCGAATGCATTGATCAACGTGAAGGACGCACTGGCCACGCTCCAGTTTGATATCGTCCACAGCAGGAACTACCAGCACCTGCACGGAGACGAGGCATGGAACACTCGAAAGAGGGACATGAAGGCTCTGGCCGAGGTCAGGCAGGCACAGGCAAAGCTATACGAGCTGAAAGATGCGCTGCTGGAGATTGCAGCTCGGGCGAGGGAGGAGGCGTGATGCACTATGAGATACACTTCTATGCGGAAGAGGGGCGATGGCTTCTGAGCCTTCATGACGGGCAAGACGACCACGACGAATCGATGGACACAGAGGACTTCGAGACCGCTGCAGACGCACTTTCACGGGCTATAGATTTACTAAAAGACAATGCCCATGAAGCAGGTTGGGTGGAAGTTTTCGCTGACGGTCTACTCCCTCTAGATCACCTCACCCGAATACGCCTCACGCGCAGGTAAAACCTAACAGACAGACCAAGGAGAATAGAATGACCTTTCAACCAAAGTATCGCGGCACTTCGAAGGTACTGGATGCCCGGAAGCCTCTTGTTGAGGAGTGGTTCCAGAACCAGATCAAGCAGGCCGTGAAGGCGTCCACGGACGTCCAGAAATCCGTGCAGGAGTTTGTCG